TTTCTGCCGTAACGTCATATTGGGTGCCAACCCATCAATCTGGAATAGCCCTGTATCTGTAAATGCCTGAAAACCTACGGTCATTTAATACCCCCCATAGAACAGCAAACCCACGGCGTATTCGTCATCCGGCAAATGCTTACCAGGGTAGTTCCAGACCAGTGAGTTGCCCGAAGCATTAATCGCTGGCGGGATCATGTAGCCGAGTGTTCCCCGTGGGTTGTTGCCGCCCGATAACTTGAATGTCTGGGATCGTTGGAAGGCATACCACATCTGATCAGGAGACATTGACGGGTCCGATACCGAGCCACTCGCGCCGGACAAATACACCACGCCGAGATAGCGCAAGATCCGGCGTGTGCCGTCCAAGATCAATTTTCCTTGTGCATCGAAGACTTGCAGACCGACTGTCATCACCACATCCCCACACGCACGCGTAGCGTGCCGGCACCGTCATACACGACCAGTGCGGAATCGTTTAATGTCATATAGCCCGAGCCTCCATTCGCACCGTTCAGCGTCAGCGTGCCGTTCTTGTCTAACCGCCAGCGTGGTTGACCATTCGCGCCCAGGGTCTTGGATTGAATGATGTCGCCAATCATTTCGTTTTCAATCCAGGCGGTGCCGATAAATGCTTGGTCGATAAACACCTGACCATCGCGGATAACAAATGGTGAAGCCAGCGCGGATCCGGCCGGATCGAGCACAGCAAAGGTACTGGCGCTCACCAAAAACTGGGACTCGGTAATCCCGTCGTGATTGACCACGCCGATGCCAATTCCTGCGGTATAGGTATGGCCGTTCTCGGCCACCTGCGTCTTGATCGTGTACATCGCGGACAACTGGCCGTTGGTTCCCGCGATGGCGGAAGCATTGGTCTGGACCGCTGCATTGGTCGTGCCCAGTTGTGCTTGCACGTCGGTGACCTGAGTCGCTAATGCGCCGTCTGCCTCGGCGCGCATCTTCGACTCAGTTGACACGCGAGCGGCAACTGAGCCAGGCACACTCGCCGGTGCATCAATCAAATCAATCCGTGACGCCAAGTCCTTGTAAAGCTCGCCTTCGGTGATTTGGCCGGTCAAATAGCCGAGAATCGGTCCAGCATCGCTGCCAGACTGACCGTTGACACCTCCAGTCGTGCTGATCGGATACCAGGGGCCGATATTTCCGGTCTTGTCGACCAGACGTCCCCAGAAGAAAAATGACACGCCCGCAGCCAAGCCGCTCATCGTGTGCGTGTTTTGTGGATACGAAAAATCAGCCAGCTTTGTCGCACTCTCCAATACGTCAACGGCGCCAGACCAAATCTCTGTGCGCTGAGTATCTTCCGCTCCGGCCGGAAAACCCCAGTCCAGCCGAATGCTAAAAACCAAGGAGGTCGCGGTGAGTGTTGTCAATGCTGGCGGCGATCCCGCTTTGCCCGTGAGCTGCGTGTCCACGCTATAGGCTGCAAGTGATTGAATGCCTAGCGGATTGCTGGCCCGCACGCGAGCGGTGTACACGCCCGTATAGATTCCTGACACCTCAAAATTGACTGAGCCGGTATTGCCCGCCAGGATCCAGTCGCCATTGTCTTTGCGCCACTCAACTTGGTACGACACCGCACTCGCCGCAGCGGCCCAGGCGATCACCATCACGGTGACCGCCATGCCCTGGTCAATCCGCGTGTAAGTCGTCAAGCTCACGTTGGCCGGCGGGGTCTGAACGCTCGGCGGAATCACCGTGGTCGGCCTTGGGTCAATCAATGTTCCGAAGTCGGCCGCATCGAACTTTTCCGGCTGGTATTGGACTGCCGTGATGTTGTGAGCCAAGCCATCGCCTTCGACTACCGTCATCACACGAAATAGCTGCGTATACAGATCCGGGCTATCCAGCACCCAGCCGGCTTCCGCGACCGGCTCGCTGGACCAATCGACCGCAACGGTAATCGCACGGCCGGACACACAGGAGACAATCTGCGACTCAGTCACGCCAGAAGGCAGATTCACCCGCAATGTCGAGCCGATTTGTACCGGCGTATCTCGGTCTAGGATCACGGTACGCCCATTGACCGCATGTAAGCGCCCGCCAAGCGGTCGTCCGGCTTTCTTTGGGTCAGCAATCGCGATCACTTGTCCGGGGGCTGCCAGCGTGCCGTCTAAGCCGACCGAGAATGCAACGCCTTCCGTCTCCAAGCGGGACGTCAGCAATGTCATATTGCCGATCCGTTGCGCCTGCCCTTGCGAGGTACAGCCGATTGCCGTTATCTCGGTTTGCAAAATGCCATAGCGCGCGATCCCCTCCGGGTCCGGCACGTATTCGACCTTTTGGGCATAAAAATCACTCGGGTCGCTCCAAGATACCAATGCCACGGTATAGCGCGTATTGAGCGCCGATCCTTGGTAAGTGAATTTGCCGCCGATCACATTTGCCGGCGAATAGGTGTATGCCACGTCTTGCGGACGATCCGCCACTGCCATAATGCTGGGCATTTCAGCGTCCGGCGTACTCCCCCAGTAAGCTAGGCCACGAAACACGCTAGCCAGATCCTGCAGCACCTTGTAGGCGTCGTCTCGCGTCTGGAAGTAGACATTGCAGGTAAAGCGCGGCTCCATGCCGCCTTTGCCGTCCGGTACCATACCGTCGCAATATTGACCAATCTGGTAGAGCGACCATTTGTCGATCATATTGGCATTGACGCGGCTCCCCAGACCATAGCGATCATTAAGCACCACGTCGTAGAAAACCCATGCAGGGTTATTGGTCCAGGCCAGTTTAAATGTGCCATCCCAGATGCCCGAATAGACGCGCCGCTCAGGATCGTAGTTGGTCGGCACCCGCATAATGCGTCCGCGCAAATGATAGGCGCGGGTCGGTACCGAACTGAACTGCGAGGCGTCGACCTGCACACCGATCACCGCACTCATCGGATAACGTAGCTTGGCGTCGATCACTTCGGTATAGGACTCAATCGCCACGGCATCGGCGATCAGGGCGCTATTTTGATTCGGCGTCAGACGCCGGACGCGGATCGACCAGCCCAGGTTCGCCGCCGGCAATTCAATGCGGTGACTGCGCTCGTATTTGCTCGTGGTCTTGCCGTCAAACGCGGTATCGAGCACCTGGATAAACGCCGCGTTATCCGTTGACACATCAATCGCGTATTCGATGCGATAACCCGTGATCGCGCCTGTCGTGCTGTCATCGGCCTGGAGCTGGTCGACCGACAAGCGGATACGCACGGCGGACAACTCCAGATCGCTAATCGCCTGCACCCACGGAGCAACCGAGGTCAGTGCAACATTCGCCGCGATCTCATTTTCCACGCTTGGGAAACCTGAGATGTAATCTTGATCCTGGGTTCCGGTGCGCACGTCGACTGTAACGTTTTGGTAATTCAGTGTGCCATCGGGATTCTGCAAGGGCGTCCGGTCAAAATAGACGGATTGCAAGCCATTGACCAGGCCGACGATTTCGCCCTCGGAAACCAAATCAAGGGCGCGCATGTAGGCGATTGAATGCAGGCTGTCCGGGGTCTGTACCGGCGTTGAAGTCGTGCTGCCACCACCTTTGCTCATGCTTTGTCCTCCGCATAAATGCCGGCTGAAATCACGGCGCTCCCGACGATCATTTCGCCAGCAAGGTAAGGGACCGGATTGCCCTGCACCGTCGTATTGACGGGGCCGTTGAACGCATACGAAGCCGTATTCGCCCCGCTATCCTGGGTCGATAAGCCTTTTTGAGTTGGCGTGAGCATTTGAACTACTCCACCAACAGCCATGGCAATCCCGAGATTGATCGCAGCCGATCCCCACAAGCCGCCGCCGACCGCCTGGCCGACTGTTTCTCCGACAGCACCGACAAATACCAAAGCAGCGCCGAGGATCGTCTGAAACAAGCCGGCATGCTTTGCGGCAAGCAGAATCGGGGCGATGCGAATATCCTCTCGCCCAGGTGGTTGATCAAGCTGACGCTCGGAAAGATTGCGCTTACCGATAAAGACCGCGTAGGCGATGCCGCAATCTTTGCTCGACATCATTGCGCGCTCAAAGCCATCGATCTGGCCCAGTGCTCGCACAGCCTCTGCGGCACTTGCAACGTCAAAATAATGGACGCGTCCAAACTGAGTGCCAAGCTTGCCGTATAGCCGGATCGTGCGAAGTTGATTATTCATAGCTTCAAATGCAAAGAGGTCCGCAATTGGCGGACCGATTGAGATGAACTCAAGGGATGGGATTGACTACTGCGAAAGTTACTTTGCTAAAGCTTGGCTCGTATGGCGCAGCACGAGCCG